CATACCAGTAATTATAGAAGCCGTACCAGTAGTATATGTAACACCAGTCTCAAAAGAAGCAAGCGCAATATACTCTACACCCCCAACTGAGTCTCGGCAACCTAAAGCGTAGCCCGAATTTATAACACAACTCATATTTTTTTAATTTTTTTTTATATTGATAGATGGTTGGATTTCTCCAACCATCTTTTTAATCAATTATTAAGCGTTGTAAAGTACAACAAATTCTGGAAAAGCAACCTGAGCTCCTTGTTTCCACTTAGATCTAAAATATACTTTATCGTCTTTTTGATGATAAAAAACTTCAAAAGTTTCATAATCATTCACCATATCAACACCCCAGTATAGGTTAGAAGCAGGAGTAGCAACGATTCTATTAGAAGCATTCAATCCTCTCACAGCAATAACATTAAAGTTAGTACCCAAATAACCATCGATTCTAAAATCTCCTTGGTTAGCGTCATAATGGAAATAATTAGCATCTCTTAACGCTTGAGTCAATAGCGTAAAGTTAGGATATGAAATATAAATATTCAAATTTTCCTCACCCAACGCATCAGTCGCATTAGTGTTAAAATCAGCGATAATCGAATCTATAATATCAATCGCAGTTGTCTTTGAAAAAGAAGCTGTAGTCGATGCGATATTCACAGAAGCAGAACCTGCTTGGAATTGTAAAACATCCAACACACCATCACACAAAGTCATCTGTCCTGTAGCCGATCCAGCTCCAGTAACATTATTACCTGATTTTGAACCTTTCCAGAAAAGATCTTCCGAAAGCGCTTGTATTTTTTTCACTTTATCTTCTACATAAAGTTGTTCAAAAGGAATCTCATCTTGATAAGATCCTCTTTTCATAGTTTTTCCAACCCAGTATTCTTCCAAATCCTGAAGACAAATATCTTCAAAAACCGTAATAGGGCAAGATATAATGTCTCTTTGTGACAAAGCAACAGAACCAGTCGCGCTGATTCCACAACCTCCAGCCTGAGCTGTCAATTCACTATTCATTAAATTCAAAGCCGACTTGTATTTAACATCTGGCTGAATAGAAATCCCAGTATCAATAGTCCTTCCTCTTAGCACCGCCTTACTAATTAACTCAGTAGCAAGTTCGTCAGTATATTTCGTTAGCGCCGATAAATCTATAACTCCACTCATAATTTTTATTTATTTTTTTTTATTTTTGATTCTTAATCAATTCTTTTTAATGTTTCTTGTAATTCTCTTAACCTTTCAGCCTTTGAACCACTTTTCTTGAAAGTCTCTGATTTTAAACCAGCCGCCTTAATTTCAACTTTATCTCCACCAGGCATTTTAGAAAATTCATCAACCAAAAATTCAGTAGCCTCAACTACTTTATTTAATTTTTCATTAATCAATTTTTCTTGGTTTTTTTCCATCTCTTTAAGTTTTTCTTCTAAAGCCTTAATTTTTTCTTTAAGGTCTTCTTCAACTTCTTCAACTTCTTCAACAACTTCCTCTTCCATTTCATCCTCTTTTTCCTCAGTTTCAATCTCAACTTCAACCTCAGGCTCAACATCCTCAGCAATTTTAATTTCAGTGATTTTTCCGTCCTCAGTAATAACTACCGTACCATCCTCTAATTCGTGCTCACCATCAGGAGCCGGAGTATTTTCACCCTCTCCAACTACTAAAACTTCAGCACCAACTTCAAACTCATCACCAGGAGTCATAATCTTAACTCCATTTTTTAAAACCGCTTCAGAAAAAGTCTCTTTCGATTCCTCAGAACCAAAAACCAACTCTTTAACTTTTTCTATAATTTCATTTTTATTCATAAGAATATATTTAAATTTTTATTCGTTTCAATATCAATATATTAAAACGATGTTTTTTGTTTAATTTTGATATTATATCATTATTTGAGTATTTGAACTATAACACCATTTATTATTTCAAGGCCAACCTTTTCAATCATTTCAAAAGATGTCCAAACCCAATAAGTTCCATCAGCCATAGCCTTTGATAATAAACTATCCTCAAAAGCCTTTAAATTATTATCCAAAGGTTTTGGTTCTGTGAATAAACTTGATAATCCACTTTCTGTTTTATCAACCAACATATATTCAAAAAATAATTCACCTAAACCACCACCTGCTCCAGGAGGTCTATTAACTAAAGAAAGTTTTTCAATAGCCTTTTCAGCATTCAAAGTCAATTTCCCTTTATTATCAATTTTCAAATCATCACCTAACATATCCTCAGATAAAATCACAACTCTAGTTCCATCCTTTTTTATACCAACCAAAGGACCATACTCAAAATCTATTTCGTTTTTTCTATTCATTTTTTTTATTTATTTTTTGAAAACTAACTCAAGTGCTTCTTTTGATGTGGCACCTTCTTTAACGAGTTGTTTTACTTGTTTTAATTTTACTTGTAATTCAAAAATCTTTTTCATATCTTTATTTTATTTTTTTAAAGCCCTGCTGGAACATATTGTGCTTCTTCAAGTGAATAAGTGAAACCAGTTATCACTTCACCAGTCAAATCCTCCTCAGTATCAACTTGGATAAAAATTCTTCCTTCAGTTAATTCGTAACTATCAGCGAAACTAATTGCGTGATAATAAGAAAATGAAGGAGTTAAACCAAAATCAATGCTTCTTTCATAACTATACTTTATTTGAAAGAAAGATACATCCAACCCGAATTGAGTGCTTTGATAACCACTTTCACTATCAACTCCTTCACTTGAAAAGGCAGTTGTTGGATATGATAATCCACCGGCTTGTTCTACTGGTGGTGTCATTAAACCACTTACCGCAATGTTTTCTATTTCAAATGATGGTTGAAAAGGATTATTGATAATTGCTGTTTTATAAAAACCATCTAAGGCTCCTCCAATTTGTGAGCCTCCTTGTTCATCAATCACCAAAGATGCTGTGAAATAAGAAGCCGAACCAGCAAAGATTGCGTTCAAAGCCTCATCTACATCAACAAACTTGAAGTTTATTGTTTCACCACACTTGAAACTATCACAAGAAATTGAACCATTTCCAATTTGAACTTCATTTCCATTTTTATCAACCGATACTAACGGACCATCCTCGGCTCTAAGGATGTTTTTTCTTTCATTAATAAATCCCATTTTTTTTTATTTTTTTTATTTATATATTATATTATATCATTATTACTCTTTCCCACTTTTTAATTATGTAATGGGATTTTATATAAAGTTCCATTTACTCTAACCTCTAAATATAAAACTGGACTCACTGATGCTGTACCAGCCGTATTCTTTTGAAAACCAAGATTAGCCGAACCTATAGCAATTTCACCATCACTCAACGGCTCAGCATAACCACCTAAAGCAATCGTATTATTCACACTCGTAATAGTTGGTCCCGATCCTACACCAATAAAAACATTATTATCACCATTAATATTATATTGATTCGCTATCGCTCCTATAACAACATTTCCATCACCATTTTCTAAAATCGCACCAGCTTCTTTACCAACTAAAACATTATTAGATCCACCGTTCATATCTCTACCAGCCTGTTCCCCCATCATAACATTTCCATCACCCGTATTCAATAAACTACCAGCCTCATTACCAAAAATCGTATTATTTACATTTTCCTCAACTCTCCAACCAGCTCTATAACCAACCAAAGTATTATTCGAACCAGTACTCAACAAATTACCAGCATCACGACCAATTAAAGTATTCCCCGATCCAACAACACCATCCTCACCAGTACCAAAACCAACAAATGTGTTTAATAAACCACTTGGATCAGTCCTCTCATTCAATTTAAATATTCCACTAGCAACATCTACTTTTCCAAAAGCTCCAAAATTTCCACCACCAGCGTTTATCTGTAATTGATTCACATCACCTCCAGGATTTGATCCACCACCACTAAAAGTAGCTGATAAAACCCCATTTTGAAAAATAAGATTATCACCAATCATATCACTATTAATATATGTAAAGAATTGTCCATTTAAATAACCTCTTAAACTTCCATACTCCAAATCAAAAATATTTTGTCTTCCTCTATAAGGCACCATATCATTTTTTTTATTTTTTTATAACTCAGAAACAATAAAATTATAGTTTTCACATATAATATCAGCCGTTCCAGTTTCGTTTTTAGTCCAAATTTCAACATAATCATTTTCACTCATCTCAACTAAACACTGAATCGCCGCTCCTTGTAACTTACCATTACTTCTTGTAATTAATTCCTGCTCACTACACGGGATTATAATCGATCCATTTTTATAAAAAGATAAATGAATCTCATTATTATTTCCACTCGATAAACTAACTATTCCTTCACACTTACATATTCTATTTCCATCCGTGTTTAATATCCTATTATCACTATGAACAAATCCATCTCTTGAAAATCCTTCAGTCGTCTCAACATTTAATTTATACCAAGTCCCAGAAGCAGTAATCCCAGTCGTAAAAGAATCACCAAACATAAAACAATTAATAAAAGCTCCACCAGTTAATTTCTTTTCATTATCATTCCATAATAAACCATCACCAACCATATTTGAATTAATATAAGTATATAAATTATCTTTAATATAACCTCTTAACTCACCATATTCTAAATCGAATATATTACTTCTACTTCTAAAAGGAGCGCTCATCTTAATATATCTTTTAATTTTTCCAAATCATTATTCAATAAAGCCTCTTTCATCTTATCAAATTTTTCATTTATCATATCTTCTCTATCAATTTGTTCTAATTTTCTCTGAGCCCACTCAACACCTTCATCACCACCCCAAGCAAGCCACATCAATCTACCACAACCATCACCTAAATCCTTATTACTATTTTGTCTATGTCTCTCAAAAGCCGCCATCCTTGATATAGTTTCTCGACTTATAGCCTCACCATTAGCAAGTTGATTCGCTCTAGCCTTTCCAACAGGAGTACCACAATCACCCCAACCATTTTCCTCAGCCCATCTTAAAGCAATCTTAGCATTCTCACTAGCCGCCTTAGGATAATCAGTATATGACTCAAAATCCTGCTTCGACATTTCAACCTTTTCCAACTCACTTATTAACTCAATAGAAAATCCTTGTAAAGAATCACTTTTTATATAATCTTTCCAAAACTTATCATCATCAATATAAACAGATCCAGCCCAACTTCCATCAGGGACTTCAAAACCAAAATCTACTTTAACCTTATCACTAACAATAAAATTCTCAACAACAAAAGCATTAACTCTATTATCTCCGTGTTGAAAATTTATATTTCTACCATACTGATTCTTATTAAACTTCTTAACTATCTTTTCAATAGTCGATTTTTCAAACATAGTATAATATTCACCCATACTAGGACTCCATCTATATATCAATTTATCAGGAACTATAAAAACGCCATAAAGCATTTTCTTATCTTTATTAGCAACAAAAGTCATTTTCTTTTGTTTATTCAATTTAATCCAATTTAACTCCATAGCCGGCTCATCAACCAAAGATATAAAATCAACACCAGTCATATCATCATCATCATTAACAACAACTTTATATATCGGTAACTTTTCCATAATTTCTTATATATTTTTTATAATTTCGTTTATTAACCAAATTCAGCACTTGTCTCAACAACAGCCACATTATTCTGAGTACCAGTAATATCAGTTTCAACAACATAAACCTGTTGAGGCTGATTAACAACCGGCGCTTGAACATTAGCACCAGCTATATTCGAAGCTCCACCAGCCGCTCCACTATTTATACCAAATTCAGGAGGTACTATATCACTAACTCCACTTTCACCAGCACTAGAAGATCCACTTAAAGACGATGAAACGCTCGAAGCAGCACCTCCACCACCAGCACCTCCGCTTTCAGGGAATTTCTGAGAAGCAATTATACCAATCTGAGCCGCTCCTAAACCAGCAATCACAGCCGCCATAACAGCTCCAGCTATCGGTCCTAATTGAAAAGCATTAACAACACCCTGAGCCGTCGCTATAATGGCCTGTACTATCTGTAAAGCCTTTTGTTGTTCAAAAGCCTTTTTCTGTTCCTTTCTTTCCTTTTTTCTATACTCTCTATCAATATTTTCCTTAGCAGTAGCCAGCTCCTCCTCAGTCAAAACACCTCTTTCATACTGAGCGTCCAAAGCCGCAATCCTTTCATCTCTTTCTCGATTAATCTGTTCTATTCTTTGATTACTTTGTTCCTGTAAAATCTGTCCAACACCACCTATAATAGAATTAATCGCTCCTAAAGCCGCTCCTATCGCTCCCAATAAACTATCTTCATCATCAGGATTATCTATCGCATTTTTAACACCATCTATAGCCTCACCAAAACCACTAGTAATATTCATCGCAGCCGAAGCAAGCGCGCCAGATATACCATCAGTCCCAACAAAAATCTCAGATATAGTCGATCCTAAATTTTTAAAACCTGTAGATATTTTTTCTATATCACTAAGTGATTCATCGGTCAGTTGTCTTTGTAATCCGAGTAATTTAATTTGTAAATCTATCCTCTCCTTTGAACCTTCTTTAAATAAATTCTTTTCCAATAAAAGATTTTGAATCCTTCTTATCTCATTTTCCTTTAGTTTCCTATTTAACTCATCCTCATCTTTTATTACACCATCAGTATATTCCTGATAAATTCTTAATTTTTCAGCAGCAAATTCAGTTTCAACAGAATTAACATAAATATCATTTAATCGTTTCTCCTCCTCTCTCGCTTTTCTTATAACCTCTAATCTTTCCTCCTCTAACTTCTTAGCCGCTTCTATTTTTTTCTTATCAGCTTCAACCCTAGCCTTTTCCTCATCAGCAATTCTTTTCTTTTCCTCAGCAGAAGCCTGTTTCGATATAGTATTTAATTCTCTTTGAATCTGTCTTTCTTGATTCAACCTTTCAGTTCTTTTTCTAGCAACATCAGCAATTAAACGAGCTTCCTCATCTAAATTTTCTTTATTCGATCTAGCAAAAGTATTTTGTAGTGTCTGAGCCTCCGCCCTTAATTCTAAAACCTTAGTTTCCTCAACTAATAAAGTATTCTGTAAATCTCTCGCTTCTCTTAAAAATCCCGCCCTTTCACTAGCCGAAAATTGTTCTTCTTGTCTAGACTTCAATCTTAACTCAGCAATATCACCTTCCAACTTGGCTCTCTTAACCAATAAATCTCTTTCTAATTTATCAGCTTTAGCTCTTTTATCAGCAACTTCCGCGGCAGCATCACCTTCCTTTTTTAACTCATCAACAAATTCACCCGTTTTCTTTATAGCATTTTCAATCTTATCAGTAGCATTTTCAACACCAGTCGTGATTTTCAAAGCCGCATCGGCAGCCGTCTTACCAGCCTCTTTAAATTTCCCACTCAAAGCAAGCTCAATAGATTTTCCTAAAGCCGGAATCAACTCCAATATACCTTCAAATCTATTAACAATATTCTCCTTTAACGCATTACTAAAATCCTCTAAGGCTTTTTTTGGATTCCGAAAAGCCTTAATAATAATCTCTCCTAAATCAGCAAGTAAATCAATAAAATTATCAACAATCGAACCAGCAACCGTCATAATCTTATTCCACTTATTCTGTCCTTCCTCACTACTCGTAAAAGCAGCAGTCACCGCACCAATAGCGATTATCAAAAGACCTATACCAGTCGCAGCAATCGCCGCTCCCATACCTCTAAAACCTAAAGTAGCAGCATTTATAACTTTAGTCATCCCACTAAAAGCAGCGCTTATCTGTCCTATCGGTCCAGGAATCTTTGATAAATTATCATTAACAGAACCAAAGGATTTATCAGCAGTTTTCCCAGTATCAGCAATCTTTTCATTAAGATTTCCTATACTTTTCTCCGCATCAGATGTATCTAAAATTATTTTTTTTCTTATGTCAGCCATTATCTATTATATAATTATTTTATATCCATTTTAATTTACAAATCCAATTAATATTAGTACCAGCTTCACCAGTAACTCTTACTCTAACACTCGTACCACTAAAATCTATCGTAGATGTAGCAGTCGAAAAATCAGTCTTTTCAATTAAATCTATAGTACCAACCTGAAACAAAGTACCACCATCATTTCTTATAGCAGATGTAATCTTACCATAATATCCATTTGATCCGTCAGTCTGTATTCCAGTGATATATGCTTCAAAAAATTTCATATTATTTGAACCAACCCAACTATAAGTAGCAATATCAGTAATCGTAGCATCACTTGTCGAAACACTATAACCTTGAAATCTTAATCCTTCTATACCAACATAACCTAAACCAGATGATATATCAACATAGTTTTCACCAACAACTAAAGTTTCTGTTTCACTTATTCTTATACTATTACTAGCATCAGCACTTAATAAAATAAAACTATTATTCATTAATATACTACTAGATCCATCAGCAGATGTAATTTCATCACCAACACTCATAATTATATCACTACCACCAGTAGTATTACCAACAACTAAAACATCAGATAAAGATGGCGTTACACCACTCACCGTTCCACCAAAAGAAAACTCATTTATATTCGATCCAATCCTTATAAACGCCTTATTATTCAACTCATCAACACCTATCTCACTTAAAGCAAGATCACTTTTAGTCCAACTACCACTCGCTCCAAAAGGAAGTGTAAAATCCTCCTGACTAGGAATCGAAAAAGTCGAACCATCAGTCACCGTATGATGACTTATTCTACTAAACTGACTTATTATACTCATATTTTTAAATATATTTTTTATTCATATGTTTTTATATCACAAAGTCATAACCACCAGATAAAAGATTCTCTATCGTATGACTACCTAAAGGTCTAACCTCATCTCGACCACCAGATATAAAATTTTCAACTTTATTTTCAGGAAAAGCACTTAAAACCTCATCTCGACCAGCACCAACAAAATTACTTACTTTTATCATAGGCTGTCCTATCATCACTCTATCACTTTCTCTCAAAGTATTATTAACACCACCTATAACAACAGAATTTTTAATATTCAAATCTATCTTATTACCAGCACCACCTATAACAACAGAATTAGTCGCAGACTTTCCAATAAAATTATTCTCACCACCCAATATAACAGCATTATTACTACTCACTATATAATGATTATTACCACCAACAACAGCCGATAAAAAAGAATTAGCACCAATTCTATTATCATCTCCATATATGAATCCATTTGTAAAATATCCCATTTCATTTGAATCCCCAAAAATAAAAACTCCTCCTATTTCTCTACTAGTATTTCCCTTTCCAACCAATATACCCTTATCAGTATATGGTCTATTCGGTCTTGATATAATTACACCATCCATCGGCTTTATAAAAGTATCAACAACATCTCCTTTAATAACCTTTAAATCTATCTCTTTTATTTTCAATAATTCAACTTTATAAGATCCACTTCTAACAGGATTATACTCTATCTTATTCAATCTAAAATAACCACCAGTCGAGGATGACAACCTATCAACAAATATAATATCATTAAAACTTAAACTATTCAAATCTAACGCATCTAAATAAAAATTAGCCGTAATCAATCTACTATCTTTATCAACAATTTCCTCGATCATTTTTCGATGATAAACATTATATAAATTATTATTCGTAATTTGATTACCAGGATAATATAAAACTTTTGTAATCCCAAAATTAATATCACTAGAAGCCTGAGTAGGATGATTAAAATGGCCCGCATAAGGATATGTATTCAAAGTATTACCATCTAACTTCCAAAATCCATTATCAGGCACCGATATACTCTGCGTTCCTCTCTGTAAAATTCTTATACCACCAATTATATTATTTGTAGTATCACCATTATCTTTATCTAAATATCTAGGAATTAACATCCTAAGATCAAATGAAGCGTAACTACAAACCGAAGGGCTGAATATAATTTCAGTTTTTTCCTCACCTTTAATAAAATCATTATCAATTTCTTTAATATATTGGCCCCATATCTCATTATGACTATTAAAATAAACATCATTATAATAATCCTTTGAATCCTTTTTATATGTATATAGAATATCCTTACTTCTCAACTCACCCAATATCTGTTGTCTTACTTCTTTCGATATATCTAACTTTCTACTCCAATCTTTAACAACACCTTTCGCATAATAATCATCTCTCGTCTCAATTATCAAATTCTTAGGATTATTCTTATCAATATCAACATATAAATTAAACATCTTTAATATAGATGAAACAAAGTCACTCTTTTTAATCTTAGGAGTCAAAACCCTCGACATATCTATATCTTGGCCTGAAAATAAAACAGATTCTATATCAGTCGTAATATAAGATCCTTCCATAACTTCAAAAACATTCTCACCATTTAATATATTTTCGACTCTAACATAATTATTCATAAAACTTTCAACAAAAAAAGTATCAATTTCAACCCAAACTTTTTCACCAGGATATAAAGGCGCTAGTCCAGTAGCAGATCCATCCAAAACTATCGACTGAATCTGTTTTTTATATCTCACATAATCAACCGTTTCATCAATAATATCATCATTAGTAAAAAATGGGACTATATTATAAGTATTACCATTACCAAAAGGAACAGAACCAGCCTCATTTGTCAAAAAAACATAACTACCCTGTATCACAGGCTCTCCTATATTAACCACCTCAGCATTAGCAATAGGAATTTCAAAACCATTAGGAGCAGGATTTCCAGTAATAGGATTAAACTCTCTTAGTATTCTAAAAATAATATCACCACCTAATTTTCTACCAACCTGCGGAAAAGGATATACTGATGGAATATCCTCCTCACTTTTTCCTTGAAATAGTTTATTTATTTTAATATCTAAATTAACACCAAACTTTATATAAAAAGTCTGGGATGGCTGCGTATATTCAAAATTAGTAACATCCCAATAACCAGATGGATCACCAAAAGGAGATAAATCATTTGAAAATCTCATAGTAGGATCATAATCAGGAGTACCAGTATCACTCATTAAAAACGCATAATCAAAAGGCTGTGAAGCAACATTTGATAATGGGTTACATACATAAGAACCAGTCAAACCAATATAAATTCTATTATTGAAAATCCACTCAGGCGTCGGTCCTGTTTCAGGAGCACCATATGGAATTATCAAATTTTCAAAAATCTCACTATCAAAAAAATCTGATTCATATGTAAATCCAGATTCATTAAATAATTTTTCCATAATATACTTAACATATATACCCGGTCTCATCTTTTCAATTTCTAAACCATCATTATTAACTAGCTGTAAATTATCTAAATTATTATTATAATCAATCAAAGGATAATAATATCCATAAGTCCAATCTTTATCCCAACTATCAGATATATTAACATAATTATATGTATGATTCAATTCACTAAAATCCAAATCACTTATATATCCACCACTTAAAGTTTCAAAAAAAGTATCATTATCTCCTAAAATTACACACTCATAATTAAAGTGTATATTATCACCACTCTTAATATTTCTTAATTGAAAAAATCCTTCGAAAACTTGTATAGTATCATTTAAAACATAACACCTAACTTTTTTATTAGCATTAAAATCAGATAAATTATGAACATCAAAAATAAAATTAAATAATTGACTATTATTAACCGTATGAGGAATATTCAAAGTCTTAGTAAAAGATGAATTCCTTTTCGATATATCTTTAACATCAGCAATATTATATGTAATAGGAAAACTTATATTTTCTCCTAAATCAACCTTTCTCCAATCTCCATCAAAGTAAATAAATAATTCTGTCTTATTCATAATCTATATTATATTTTATATTATATCACTATTACTCTTTCCCACTTTTTAAACATTTGATATAATATCAAAAGCCTTTCTATACTTCAAAGTATATTGTACCAATTGATCATTCAAAGTACTTTTTAACTCCCAACTATTATCAGTAATTATAACAGGTAATAAATCCGTACCATCAATCATATATACTTCAGGGCTTTCAACCAATTCCCTTATAAATAAAGCTTCATCATCACTTAAATAATCAGTATTAATTTCCCACTCCTCACTTATCTTTTGTCCTACAACTTCCATACCTCTATCACCTATATTATAATTATATTGTAAAACTCTTTGTATCATATCTCTCTTAATCTCACTCCTATACTTACTCACTAAATTAAAAGTCCAATAATCTATACCTCCTAACTTATTCAAAAAAGCAAGCCTCACCAAGTCATATTCTCTACACTGCTTTTCAATTTTAAATTCTCTTTTATCACTTATTCTAAACCTACCTTCATTAACAAAACAAGCACCAATTCCAGCAGCCTGTATTTGAGTACCATTAAAACTCTGTATCAGAATCCAAAAATCAGTCGAAGCAGCCGTAAATGTTAAACTATACACACCATCTATAGGATCAGTAGCAACTAAGTATTGATTAATAGAATCACCAATAGATATATTAGCACCTACATAAGGCGATCCAAAGGAAAATAATGTAATAACAACCGTATATACTTCACCAATAGTCAAAACTCCAGTCTGTTCCAATATACCAGTATTTAAAGTAGATAATAGAGTTCCACCATATATAAACCCACTTCCCAAAAAAGTCATAGTAACACCAGTCGAAAAAGTCGCACTCCAACTTCCTCCACCAGGAGTCGTAAATAAAGGATTATCAACAACATTAGGTCCAACACCTTCCAAATAACACTCATAAGTATCAGTATCATCATCTATAATAGAATATGTCGCAAGATTACTCGTACCACAACCAACATCAAATCTTATCGTACCTTCCGCCTCATTAGGATCAAATAAAATCAATTCCGTATTCTGTAAAACACCACCATCAAAAGTATTAACTCTTAAACCCCAATTAGCAATCTCACTAGGTCCAGGAAAAGAACCAGTATTTTCAAACTCCTCGACGGATGATGTCGAAGCAATAAAACTTAAAGTCTCCCACTCACTATACTCACCATCTTTAAAGTATATCGGTTTTTCACCTTCATAACTAGTCAAAAATTTCTCATAAGAAGCCGTAGCATTATCAACAACAAATTCACTTTCAAAGTCTCTATTAATTTCCTCATATTGTCTCACCCCATTAAAAACACAATTAACACCACTCGTCTCAACATTTTTTCTAACTAAATTAATTATAGAACCAGGCTCTATCACCGTAGATGATCCAAAAGGTTTATCTAAAACAACCGTCATAACACCAGTAGGGCTTCCACCAACAGATCCTCCACTTTGAGTCGCAGTAACCGAAGCCGTACCATTATAATATTCATTAACAGATATATCATCTTTATCAACCGTAATAATATCACCAACTCGTATATCAACAGAAGTTTCAAAAACCAATCCTAAAGATCCACCAATAAAATTAGTATCTCCAAAAGTCAAACCAGGATTATACTGCTCCCCAAATCTTATATTATAAAAAGATAAACTCTGAGTCGCTTTAACAAAATCCTCAATAAAAGGAGTAATATTATAAGTCACCAAATCCTTCATTACATAATGAACCGAAAAAACACAATTACCCCCAGTCCTAGGATAAGTAGTCACCGTAGTCTGATAATCATTAACATTATCCCACTCCTCACCAGTATATACTTCAAAAATATACTTATAATTATCTAAACTAGAATTCGTAGCACTTACTTCCCAAGCAATCGTATTTTGATAAGAAGGCTCATAAAATTCCGGTCCATTTATTATATCAATTAACGCCATTTCTTTTTTATTCTTTTTTTATCTGAGTCCTAAGGCTCTACTTATTTTTTCCTCCAACTCCTTTTCAATTATACTTTCTAAATATCTTTCAGCCTCCTCCTCGATTACTTTCACAAAAAATTCACGCGGCTCAATATATCTCGTACCTTCATCAACATACTTTCCATAGTCTATCATTTCAAATTCAATAGTATATTCACCACCTCTTTCATTAACTCTAAAATCTATACTATCTCTTAAAGCTCCTGTCCTTACAGCCCCAACACTATTTATCTTATCAACTATCTTATCAACCGTATCTCTACCAAATTTATCTAAAATATCACCTAAATCAATTCTTTCTCTCGCCATCTATTTCACATCTTTTTATCGGAATCTATTCTATTTATTTTTCAGTATAACCTTCTCGTATATCACCATAAAATCTTTCAACAAGATACTCGTTGCCATTAAAATCATAATATACTATGTTCTGTCTTAATTCAATAGAACCATCAACAACAATTTCAACATCTATAATTTCATATTCTCCTAACATAATTTATATTTTTATTTTTGCGTTTATTCTATGTCTTACAACTTTTGGGTCTGTTATCCAAGTCGGAGTATCCAATTTAATATATAATTGATCTTCATCATTAACAATTAAAGGAGTAGATAAAACATAATTTATATAACTATCATCATCGTATAGTTGATTATTTGTAATTACCGAGCAAGAACCAGTATTAAAATTACATAAACTCATAGTCGAGCTTTCAGTCGTTCCTTTTGTCGAAGCAATATAAGTCATTATATTAACTTCCTCAACTTCACCAGAAAACTGACTCATTACCCTTCTTGATATTTGTTCAGTAGTCGTAGGAGCAAGGTCAGGAAGATCACCAATATAATAAGTATTTGTATCAGCCGGATTAAAATTCGAGTGTTGAAAATTATACACAACATATTCAACACCACCAGTCGCACCAGTCGGTCCTATAGGTCCAGTCGCTCCAGTCGGTCCTATAGGTCCAGTCGATCCAGTCGCTCCAGTAGCTCCAGTAGCTCCAGTCGGTCCTATAGGACCGACTGGAGCTACTGGAGCTACTGGAGCGACTGGATCGACTGGA